ATTTGTCCGAGCGTAGCAGCCTCCTTATATTCTCCGCCGCGAAGTTTAATTCCAAGACGGTATTGACATAGCCACTTTCGCTCACAATCTCTGGCACATCCTATTGACGATTGACGACACGTCACAGGTAATGGTTTTAGTTCATCAAAATTCATTGTTATCCTCCGCAGATAACAAAAGCTTACGTATAGTATCCCTTGCCCGAAGAAGCCCTTTTCGGTAAGCATCCAAAAGTTTCTTATCTATTGGACGAGAACTCCTGACCAGTCCCGGCAATCCAATCCTCCCCTGTAGTTCCAATTCCTTATCTATCTTATTAAAAAGCATTTGTTCAATCATCTTCTCTTCTCCAAAAAGTTATCGTTCCATTTCAAATCATATTATACCACATCTACAAAGGAAAGTCAAGAGAATTATATTTGAGTCCAAGGAAATCTTGCTCTGAAAAGAATATAAGGCTCCGTCGAAAACACATGAGCAATAGCATTAAGCTCTTTAATCGTCAAATCATGTTCGCCGACGTATTTTCGTAGTTCACTCCCGGTTCTTTTAACGGGAAGTAATTTCGCCAAGTCACTCCAACTCATTTCAAAATCGTGCATTAACAAAGAAAGGGACTCTAACAATTGAACTCGAAAACGCTCATAACTTGCGTCACTCAACCTCCGCAGGGTTTCTTCCGTAATGTCTCGATTAGGATTAATCATATTCTTTATCCCTCTACTCCGTTTCGTGTTCCGGGGATACCAATTGGTTCTTTACCCCACGCTTTTAGTAACTCCTGCATCTTGGCGAACATTTCAGGGTCTTTAATGATTATAACTCCTGTAGCGGTTAGACGGCCTCTATCGTCTATATAGGTTACATCTGGTACAATGACTATAGGAAGTGCTTTTTCGGATGAATCATCCCCCATATCAATACAATCTAATCTCGTATCATCGTTCATCGGATTTTCCTTTCTACTGTTACAATTGTATCATTTCGATTTCCTCCATGACAAACAAGAAGAATTTCAATAAGCTCAAACCCCCTTTTTAGGCCCATACCTATACTATTCCAACCAAATGATATTACAACCCCGTTCAATTTGACCTTTTCGGTAATTAAGTCTTTTACTTTAGGAAAACCTCCGGTGGGATTCTCCTTCCCCTTAAATTTTAAGCCTATATCTTTATAACTTTTCGATACTTGTGTAAGAGAATAAGGAGGGTCAAAAACAACTCCACTTAACCCTTTAGGCACTACCGCCATAAAATCTACGGCCTCAAGATGATAAGACGTATTTTCATTTTTAGGGTTTAAGTCATTTCGATGTCCACAGATACGGGATTTTCCGCAGAAAGGATCAGCCCAATCATCCCCGACATTATATTTTACTAATAATTCTTTAATAGGTTTAATAGCAAACGTCCATTTATTAGGCATAGCCCATACTCTATTTATTTCCATGTTGGATTTCCTTTCTGGTTAATAAAAACGAGGCGGGCAGTAAGAGCCACAGCTAATACTACCCGCACTCTGCGGAGGTTAATGTTGTGGAAAACAGGGCAACTGGCCGACTCTTTATGGTGTTCCGTAATCGGATTCGTTTAGTCGCGTTGTCCCTGTCTTTCCATAGCTCTATTATAACATAATTACACATAAATGTCAAGACCTAAACCGTAAAAAAATAATTTATTTTTCCTCTAATAATATGGGAGGAACATCGAACTTTTCTTTCAAAGCACACCCAAGCATTAAATGAAGCATGAATGTGCCCATTTTTCTTCTTACGTCTGAACTTCTGGACTTCCAAGGCATTATAATTAAACGTAGGTCATACTTGGCGATGGCTAACGCAAAGCGATGACAGACCAACTCAGGTTGCTTCACATGAGGATTAGAAGACAACAACTCTGCGGGGGACGCCTCGACTAATATATAAGGATAGCGACAACCTGCGGCCAACTTACGGAAAGCCTTTGCCTGACGTATTCGATCTAAAGATTCCGTCATATTTTTATAGATTTCCAACTGTGACGCCTTCCTCTCAATTACACAGACGTCAGGATATTCCGCCAGTCGATAATCCCCGAAGTCCAGTTTGACCCGTTGAACTATAACCTCAATAGGTAGCATCTTAAACGTCCATTCGGGGTGACCAATACTTATCATCGACGGAAACAGCATAGGTATTTGTTCCCGAGTATCGACCTGAATTGTAATCAAAGTCGGAATTTCATACCGATAATAAATGTCGGTCTTTCTTATTGTCATATCTTATAATCCTTTTGTTCATAAGCCCACGGTAATGTTCGACCTGTCCATCGTTCCAGAACAGGTAACAAAGGGGGATGTGTCATTGCTTCCCCAAGAATCTCGTCCACAACTTTCTCCTCCCCCGGATACTTATCGACAAACAACGCATCGTAAATCTGCAAACAAATAACACTTTTCATTCTGTATTTAAGGAACTGTAGTACAACTTTCTGATGACTTGATTGTAACATTTGGGCACATGGCGTTTGATGAAGGAAATTACAGATTTCCCCCTCTTGTCCTGCCACGTTCTCCGGCCCGATACCAAAAGTTCTTGACCACCCCGTAGGAAGTACCAAATATCCTTGTCGTGATGCCAACTCAATCATCCGATCTTGCCATGCTTTGTACACGTAATGTTTCTCGTACCACGCTTGTATGGCATGTTCACAAAAACTAAGCTCTACCTCAACCTTTGCATCCTCTAATGCCGTTCTCTGAAACGCCCCCGCCCCGCCACGAAACAGCACAAGAAAGTTAAGCGTCTTTCCGAGTTTATATTTATCCGATTTCTTCCATCCAACCTCCGCAGGGTTGGCATCTGGAAAAATTGTAAGGGCTGTTCTCGTATGGATACTTTCTCCTTCTTTCTGGTATGCTTCCATAAGCATAGGATCGCCAGACAACAATGCTGCCATACGTAAATGATCCTGATTTTCAGTTTGTCGGGCGGGGCCTTTACAACTGAAACGTCCTTGAATTTGTCCCCCGGCTTTATCGTCCGAGCTTCCACCCCGTTCGGAGTAAGTTGGAATAGGATACCAACTTGGATATGCGAGGCCAACTGTTCCATTGCGAGTAACAATTCCTCGTCGGGTATTTTTAAGTAGGGGGCCAGTATATGTTGTGATAATTTTGGATTGTTCCTTATATTCTTGAAAAAGAGAGACGACTTCCAAGTTTCTTCCATTTGGCAAATAAGGTTTAACAAGGTTGACATTTTCAACTCCTATGGATATTTTATTTGTCTTCGCCGACCACGTCACTCTTGGGTCTGACAACAAATCAGCCTCCGCAAGACAATCCAACATGAGTTGTCTTAGCGGGGCATCCGAACCCGTACCGTGTAATTTAATACCGTATGTCACTTCCGAAATCTTATTTAACCACGTACTAATATATTCGGTCGTGTCGTGGAACGTAGTTATCTTCGTCATGTCAAAAGCACTGCCGTTCTTCTCTAAATCAAACGTATCCCATACGGCAATGTTCCGCATCCAAGAACAAACGTCACTCAGTTTAGACGAGTCACTCCCATACTTTTCCCGTACCCGACGGATCAATTCCGCCTTTAGAACGAGTGTTGCTGCGGAGTCCTTACAATTATAGTAGTGTAAGTCCTTATCCCAAGCGGACTTAGCCTTACCGTGCTGACCCGAAACTATCGTATCGGAATAATCTGTTATTAATTCTTTAAGTCCCTTCTCTGGCTGTTGCTCATACAACAAAAAACTCCATATCATTGTGTCATCAACCACCAACCTGCGGGGGTCTACCCAATAAGTAATCTCGGCGTCACCGGCGTAGTAAAGATACAACAAATCAAATTTTACGTTCTGGCCGACACATACCGTCTTTGTCTGTGATATTTTTTGAAGCCATTTTCTAATCTTGGCTCGATGTCCTTTATTCTTATAAACATATTCTGCCGACCGTAGTTTTCCCGTTTCGTCATACCAGCTAAAACTAACTGTCACTACTTGGTTTTCAAATTCAATCCCGTCTATCTCTTTAGATTTTACAGGATGAAATACAGTTTGCTCAACTCCCGCCAATATCCCATAAGTTTCAATGTCAAGACTAACCTCCGCAGGTATCTTTGTGGGCACGGCAACTCCAACTTCGGGAACGACTACAAGTTCGTTAGGAATAAAGATACCT